GCACATAATTATATTTTGTATCAGTATGCGTTAAATGAATTCCATTGCTATTCTTTCCCCTCGGTATAGGAAAAGCTTTAGACCAACGTGCATAATGTGTAATGTCTCCCAAAGTACCCGAAGGTGACGTAAAAACCATAATTTCGTGTAAATTGTACCGCTTAATTAAACTCCGAAATGATGCTATTTTTTCACCAAAGCATATGTCCGCAATTGAAGAAACTGGACCAATACATGCCATAGTACCCAAAGACTCTGTTTGTATAGGTTGAGAAGGTAAAGTAGTGTTTTGATCTGAATCAACTGCATTTATAACATCACCTACTTGGTTCTCAAGCAAAACTTTGTCATGTTCAGATTCTACATTTAGCTGCGTTTGATTGTCTTCAAGTTCCTCAAATGTTAAAAAAGGGTCTGGTGGAGCGTGGAAAACGAAAGCATCCAAATATTCATCATTGGGACCTTGAAATTCAATGTCTTCCCCAGTGCTTATATACACATTAATAGCGATATCATTGTTGACCTCACTATTCGGGACAGTTAAGTCATTTAATACCGTTACAGTCAAAAAACCATTTGAAATACCTTCCCAAACAGTATTAGGCATCAACGTATTTCCTACAACAAAAGGTTGAGCGTACGTGGCTGGGTGTTGTGTTTCACAATAATTATTGTGAACTCCCCATCCCACATCAATAGTAAAATCACGCTCTTCCGAAATGTCTATAATACGTGAAAATCCAGTAGATACGTCTGTACTATTTGCTATATGTGGATCATAACGCACAAGTAACCTACCCTTATGAAAATTGGATGCAACTATTTGAAATCTATATCTCATTGTGCCTCGCCAATACATGAAAGGTAATGCAGCAAAACAACAAGGCGGAAAAATATAATGATTCACATCATATACATCAAATATCACTGGAGTAACCGCTATAGTTGTTAGTCTCCTATCAGTTGCATAACCAACATTCCATGGAAATTGAAAAACATACGATTGCTTCGTAGCAATATTCACAATAGACATTTCATCTACATCAGATAAACCAACCGTGCGAGGATCCACAGTGATTTCCTGCTTCACATCTGCAGTTAGCTTGAATGAATTGTCCACTACATTAGTATTAGCCATATTACCTGCATATTGAACTCTCACATTCTGCATGTCAATAGCAACGGGGCGAGCATAACCGAATAAAGATGCTATTCCAGCAATCGTAGATGCGGCCATTTGCGAAGCTCGAGCAAAAGGTCCTATAACAGGTACGTTGGACAAAAGACCACTAATTTTGGCGACGGTGGTTGCTGGTTGAGAAACGACTCCTGTATACTCATCTCCAATTTGATTATCAAGTTGCTCGGTAGGCAGAGCTGATGTGGGCGTTGACAAATGAACATCCTCCGCCCAAGCATAAACTGTAATTCTCACCTTATCAACAGCTCCTGCTGCATGTTTCAAGGGATTCATTGCAACCAAATCAATAATACCCATGTTGTCCCAATCATGGTTCGGAATTGACATGGCATTGTTATAAAAGAAAAAAGGTAACACCATCTCCCCACCCTGATTGGTATTGGGATCCAACAAAATAAAAGGGCGTGAGGTGTACCGAATCAATTCAGGTTTAAAAAGAGGTAATAACAGTGGATAATCTGAATGATTCGGTAAAGGGGTGTAAGAACACACAACACGTCCATAATGAAACGCATTACCGTTTATTAAAAATTTCAAATGCAAACGGCACCTTAAATTATTATAATTGGAAATTTTCTTGACAATAGACGGAGAAGTCAAAAATTTATCCCAAGGATTAAACGTTCCATTAAAATTTGTGTCAGTAGTGGCCCAATCAACAGTATATATCATAACTGGACGCGCCATAAACTGAGCTAATGTAACATTGGCTGTATCCGTCATATCTCTTGTAGGATCTGCAAGGGAGTCGACTGATGTAACCCACGGATCTGCTTGATCGTGGAAAGTGGCAGTTTCTTGCATGGCATAATTATTTCCTTGCGCAACACTCGACAAACCACTTTGATTTTCCAATACATAATCACAATCAAAACAAAAACAATTTTCGTCAGAACTATAGCAGAATTCACATAAATGCGTAAACGCTGTACTTGCCTCTGACCCAGCACAGTACTTTTTTAAAAATCTTTGAAAAATAACTTCTGTAAACCTCTTAAAAATTCATGGATAAGAGTCGGGTTTAAACTCCTTCCACTAACATATAAAATTGGGCGTCACCCCTACACTAAATAATGTAAAATATATAACTCTTCATGTAAGCCTATGAAAACATAAATATATGTAAATAAATGAAAACACGGTATCCAATACATAAGACTCATTTTTAACTGTTTAACTAAAACACCCGATGAGTCCGGGAAAGAATTAATGGTTCTATATTTTATACTTCTCACGATGCTGAACCATCAAATCATCATAAGAAGTGTCCAAAAAAGGAATAACCATATGTGCTTTTTCAGCTACCAAGCACATTTTTCCTCTCATCTCTTCATACTTTTCCTTCCCATAAAAAAACCACTCACGCATGGCTCCTTCAATATTATCCATACACTGTTCTCTGTTAGTCACTGCTTTGGACTTAAGAACAGCATGCAACGATTTATAGATCGACATTTCATCCAACATCCCTACGTACATGTTCAAATCGTCATCGAATCTATTTTTCCTCTTAAGAAAATCAGCGTCCGAATCGTACATATATGGCACCGGTACTGATTCTTTATCTGGCATGGTAAAAACAACACCACGTTCCTTTAACCAATTGGCCAAAGTAACATGATTAAAGAAATCATAGCCTTTTTTAACAGATCCTTTTAGATCATCTCCATAAGTCATGATAGCGGCAACATCTCGAAATTTCGGTAAAGAACACCACACTTGAGGCCACACAATTGAGTGAAATCCACATCTCACTATCAAAGAATTTGCTAGTGAGTTTAAGTATACTGTAATGTTCTGTCCAGACGGATTTGATCCAAATAGCATAATCAAATCACCATTATATGCAACAAGTGGATTCACAACATCAGCAGCAATCCCTTTCATGATCAACAAATCATCTTCTGAATAATTGCCTGATTCTCTGGCCAAAGAAATCAATACATCAAACACAGCAATAGTAATTTGTTGCGATAAACGCAAATCATATTTGGAATAATCCCCTGCCAGAATTCGATTTTTCCCATATTTTGTCATATGTGTCGCTAACTCATGCCATTCTGGACCATGTGCATTCACTCCAACAGCACATTCTGTCAAAACTGGATATAGCGACAAAAAACGGGCAATGGGTAAAAAATATTTCCGTATACCCAATTGCAATGCAATTGGTGCCGCTTCAAAAACCCTTACTTTATCCTTAGATAATTTGGTCGGCTCATCCTTCAAAGAAGCTTTAAAGATTGGATAAGCTCTTTCTCCTTGTCTGTAAACGCACTTCATGCGTTCAAACTCATCCCAGAAACGTTGATCGAGTTTACGTAAACATTGATGCGTTTCAGATTCTCCTACTTCTAATATAAAACGATCTTTAGGTCCCGATAATGGAAATCCCAAAGATGTAGACATTTTCATGGCATCAATGAAACGCAAGGAATCAATGCCACAAACTGTTTCATCATTAGTAAGAGGACGCAACCAATCAAAATTGGATTCACG